GGAGTATACGAAGTATTTCGCGACTGGATCATCAGTCGCCCCACCAAGCCCACAGAGAGTGAAGTCGCCTCCGAGTTCCCCGGCCTCTACGTGCGCAGCGGACGATGCATGCGATTCGTCGACTTGGTCTTCCCTGTTGTCCGAGTTCTCGCAGGAGAATTCAGAGCCCATCAACAAAACCTTTATAACATTCTCGAAGGACCTCCCGATGAACGCAAGATCATCTTTGTTGTCGACCCTGTCGGAAACACCGGAAAGAGTTGGTTCGTACGCAAATACGAATCATTACATGACGACTCTCAGCGGCTATGGGTCGGACGAATCGAAGACATCGGACACATCCTCGACCCTACCAAACGGGTCTACTTTACAGATGCTCCCAGGTCGCGTATGCCCTTTATGCAATACTCGGTATTAGAGTCCATCAAAGACGGTATGGTCGCATCCCCTAAGTATGAAAGTGGTTGGAAAGAACTAACTATTCATCCAGTTCATGTCGTAGTGTTCTGTAATGAAGAACCTGACAGGAATCAGTTATCTGCCGACAGGTACAAAGTCATTCACTGGCGTACTATCTAAACATGCACTAATTTAATTAACCTAACAGTCAGACACCCACAGGAGCCAATCAAATATACCGAGTCTAAGTTACGAGCGACAGCTCGTACTGACTGCCCTTAATCTTTTAGACGCGCAAATGAACCTACAGCGTCTTGCCACTGCATTCTTTAGTCTTCTTTGTAATAAACCACAGTGCTTCGAGTTAACTCAACGACATCTGCGACTGAAGCTGACGAAGCAGCTGCAGCTAATGCGTCGAACCAATAAATAACAATAGGTGCTGCTTGCCTTGGTTCTCCACCAACCGCGTCATCGAACGTGAATTGACGGTTAATCTTTTGATAGATATTCATTTGTTTAAGGCTGTTTGTATTGGGAAGTGTGTCCAGAACATTTGCGTTATAACCCGAATTATGGTTTAACAAGAAACGTTTATGCATGATTACTTCATATCTGTCTTTGTTAATTGGAAAGTTGAATCTCCACCAGCTTTGTGCCACGTTGAAGTCTTGTTCTCTCGTGTCTTCGTACGATCTGAACAATCCTGTTGTTTCTACTGTTAATGCGTTACGTGGTATCACGATAGCTATGTTACACCAAAGTGGAATAGTACGCCCGAAGGGTACTCTCCAGAACCAATTGAGTCGGACACCTGCTACGGTGACGCGAGAACCGTCACGTTTATCGATTTCATCGGTGCTTCCTTGAAGAGGTATGAATACTAAGTTCGCTTGATTAAGAACGCGTGTCGCATAGTTTTGTTTGTTGTTATCAGCATGAATTTCATATCTCTTGATGGGTATACTCCGATCAGGTGTTACTCCGCATGCTTTGATTCGTGTTGCTTTCGAAGTCTTCTTTAGTGGTTTACGTTTGTACGTTACACGTCGTCGTTTCCATAGTGGCTTAGCCACACGTTTGACGTATCGCGGTCGCTTCCATGGTCTTGCCATTGCTTCTTGTGACTGCGTAACTCGCTTGTACATAATCGCTTTTGCGAAATTATGAGAACAGCGGCGAGATGGTCGGTGTGAAGTTTCTGAACACGATTGAATTTTTTATGGAGAAAGTGCAAGGTCTATTATTACCCTTGCACTCCATAAAATCCATCCCACAAAACATGACTCAGTCGACCAAGTGGGTATTTACCTTAAATAACTATACGGAAGAAGACGTCGAGTCACTCCGCCGTCTTGCATCAACCGTCCAATATCTCGTTTTTGGACGTGAAGTTGCTCCGACCACCAACACGCCCCATCTTCAGGGTTTTCTCATTTTTCACACAAATCAACGTTTCAATGCCGTCTCCCGTGCTATCCCCCGCAGTCACCTCGGCGTCAGCCGAGGTACACCTGCCCAGGCCTCAACCTATTGCAAGAAAGAGAATGACTTTGAGGAGTACGGATCGCTACCCACACCCAAAGGTCCTAAACCAGGAGTATACGAAGTATTTCGCGACTGGATCATCAGTCGCCCCACCAAGCCCACAGAGAGTGAAGTCGCCTCCGAGTTCCCCGGCCTCTACGTGCGCAGCGGACGATGCATGCGATTCGTCG